CGAATGGGTAGCGTCATTTAGAGCGAGGAATCCTGTCTGTCCAGAGCCAGCGATGATCGTTGCCTCTAGTGTGCTAGCTGCTGCAGATGCCTTCCAATTTCCTAGGACATTACCACCGGAGTTAGTATTGATCGCAATGGATTTATCAGAACCATTGATGTAGTTCACATAACAATTATTTGCGTCAGCGTACGCCTTCCAGTAATGCGTCGCGTCAAAGTAGGACTCTGTCGTGTTGCTTCCAGCAGTTAGGTATGAGCGAAAGTAGTTGTTGGCATCGTAGTTGTTTCTAGATAGTGCGTATCCAGATGCAACGAAATCAAAGAACTGACCTTGGGTAGCACCAATAGTCAGTGATCCAGAAAGAGTCCCGCCTGATAGTGGTAGATAGCTTGTAGAAACAGGGATCTGCGTCTCAGATCCTGCATCGTCTAGGATATACAGAAGACTATCGTTCTTTGCGTAAAGCTTAAGCCTACCAGACGCAGGCGTTGCTGGGGTTGCTTGCTCGGTAAGTACTAGACCACTGGACATTTAGCCCCCCAAGAGTACGAGTTCGCCATCAAGCGTGAGCTCGCCATAAGGTTCAAGATTAACTTCTGAAACACACCAAGTCTCTCCAGCAGTAACTGTGTCTGGGGCGGTTACATTCCAAGGCTTAAGCACGCTGCTGTAAGTAGACGTGACTGCCGTTCCTCCTCCACTGCTCCCACCACCTCCACCACCAGAAACAAGAATGCTTGCGCCACCAGTTCCAATCCTCCTCTGAAGATCCTGAATGGCTCTCCAGAGTTCTACCGGAGAACGGGTTCTACCTGGGATTGATGGTACTCCACTAGCCATTATCTGCTCGGCAAGACTGCCGCCCCTTCGTAACTCACCACGTTGTTGTAGTAGTACGTGATTGCTTCTGCGTTAATTGAATACCCAAAGAACCGAAGGTCAAACAATAGATTGTCAGATCCACCAGCACCAAGCCCAACTACGATAAAGTCTCCACCACCAATAGAATCAGAGACCGTTCCAAGGGTTCCAACCAAACTTCCATTCTGGTATAGCTTGATAACGCCAGATGCCCTAGTCATCGCAAAGTGATGCCATCCGCTTGTTCCACCAGTTGTCCAATTAGAAACCGCAGTGTTTATTTCTGTTGATGGCTCTATCCGTATTTTTAGATTCGTTGCGCTAGACATGCTGATCGAGAACGAGAACGAGTTATTGGCATACTGAATTTGTGGCATTACTCCGGTGTTTGAAAAGGACTGGTATTTTATCCAGAACATAGCGGTGAAGTCAGAGAACGTAGTCCCTCCTGCCCACTTGAAATCTGGAGTTCCAGCTCCCATATCAAAAGCACCGGTAGACGAAACAACGTCTGAGATTCCTGTCATCGTTCCAGAAGCGGTTGATGGTACACTTCCATCGGCCATGTTTACCGGAGCCGTGCTAGAAGAAACCCCATACAGACTATTGGACCCAAGCCAAAATGCAGGAGAAGAAAACTCACCTTGATAAGTGTCTTCCGTTGGGTCTTGGTCAAATGTATTGCGGTCCTGAACAGACAGATAGGTGTCTGTTCCTAGAAGAGATATATTGCCTTTGTTAGTTTCGAGTTCAAGCTGGAAGCGATTTCCGCTAACCACCTTGTCAAACGATATATCACGCTTCTTAGGAGAAATAAGTGCCACAGCACTAGCAGTAGAAGAGCCGTCAACATAAGCCCTAGCAGTAACCTCAAGCCCTGTTTCAAACGAGCTTCCATACGGCCGCCAGTATGCATGAGATTCCAAATGGCGGCAAGTATAGGATTCGTAAGCACCAGTCATCTCCCTTGTCTTTGCCTTGCACACAATATCAGTTGCGTTATTGTCGCTTGCTATGCGAGATGATCCAACGGTCTCAATCGCATACGGGGTTCCGGTGTCATCATTAGCAACATAGATAAGACCAGTGCCAGAAAGCGTAGCGGTTTTTCCGTATCCTTGGGCCTCTAGGTCAGGGAACCCATCGCCTGTGAGCTTAGTCCAACCCAAACCAACATCTTCTCTAAGGCCAAGTCTATAGCAATTGGTCATTTGTGGATCTGCACCAGAAGTGCTTGCCCAAAGCATCAGATAGCCGCTAGGACTATAAAACATCAGAACTGAAACAGCTGTATTTACAAAGGCACTGATGTCATCAGAAAGGCTGTTACCCCAACGCTCTCCATCAAATAGTCTGATAGTTTTGTCGTTGCATAGTGCAAATGCCATTCCATCGCCAGCACTACACAAACGCTGAGTTCCTACAACTCCAATATTGTTATCTATGAGAGATGAAGCAGGGAACACCGGTGCGTATTCTCCAGACTCAGCAATGCCTGCGTTAGTCTCACCATAGAGAGCCTTTGTGTATGTCTTTCCATTGGCGGTTATGAGAACCCTGTCAGTAATAGGAGTTATGTTAATGACTGCATCATCAAGTTCCTCTGACATTAGAGGATTATGATACCCAATGGTCTCATCATTCTCAGAGTATGCGATCATATTCTGATTAGTATTAGTCGTAGAGAAAAACAGAGCTGGAGTTACGGTAGCGTTGTATCCGTTTGATATAGGGACATACCTACGACTCTTAAAGTTCACTTCTGCTGATATGTCCTCATCAGATCTGTTATCAACAAACGTAGTATCAGAAAATGGCAGATCTCCTACCCAATAGTACGTGAACTCACTATGTTCATCAACGTCTGCGGTTCCAAGATTCAGAGTTCTATATACACCGACATGGGTCCAAGAACCAGCAGGTGGAGCGGTAGCAATCTGTGTCCCATACGAGAATACTGTGTTTGTGTTTGTGCTATCTATTGGATTTGCAGTAGTATCAATATGGTATGTCTCTAGCTGCGATGCGTTTGTGTTGCCACCAGACTCAGCCCTAACAACAGATCCCGATGTCTTTCTGTTTGTCCCTGTTCCAAGCGTTACATTGGCTGCGCTGGTAATTCTTACCCAAGAGAACGCATAGTGGTATGTATATGCACCAGTAGCGTCATGCGCTTCTGTCCATATTGGAGTAGTTGTATTTACCTGACGTAGAGACTTTGAACTTGTCCCATAGTAAAGTCTCCAAATCTTGGCATCATAGCCAATGATGATCACCGTTTCTTCACCAAGAGCATGGACAGAGGTAACTACTGACCCAACGCTTCCAGCACTTGTCCAAGTTCCCAAGTCACCAGAGTAATAAACAACATTTGCCACAACGCAGATATACCCGAAGCTTCCTCCAACATACTGGAAAATATCCATTGTCCCAGCTGGGAATGTGGTAGCACTAAGTTCTACGCAGCCAGACCTTGCCTCTAGCCTGTCACGATATGGGATGAAGTTCTCCAAGTCAGCAAGCTGAGTAGCATCAATAGATCCGGCTGGGTGCGTGTTGTCTAATCCGCCAAGGAAACCTTCCTGCTTCCTTATGATCTCACGCTCTCCCTGCGATCTGCTTGTCCTCCTCAGCCGTCCACTCATTAGAAGTCCCTGAACTGCATATCAGCCCTGTCAGAGGTTAAGTTCCTGTCCATAGAAGAATTGAACTCTTTCAGATATTTCCAGTAACGCTCTTCCCAATAGTCGGAACGACCATACTCAGCTTGCTCAATCGTCATCATAACACGACTCTGCAACACACGACCTTGGTGTGCGGCAGGGATTGTAATCTGGACAGACTCAGAAGTGAGCTGAAGAGGCCACATATATAGTTCAAGGCTGAACACATCCGTTGTTGTCCCTGGATTGTCATCCTCGTCAAACCTGACCGTTGGAAAGTATGCGCTAGAATTGATAGGCTCTGGAGACTCCTGCAAGGACGCATGAGCATCATACATTGCCATTCCTACTGCATTAACACCGCCATCTGTGCGATACATGGGCGGGTTATTGCTGTAGTTGTAGTTGTTCAGATTATCGCCACGAACATAGACCTTTCTAGCTCTACGAGCAAGCCTTCCATCTGTGCTAATAGCCGCAATAGTCGCAGCATCGAGCGTATAAGCGTACGTTCCGTCTGTGGTTGGAAGCACAGGGTCAGGGCGCAGCCTAGTCAGAGGAGAGTCGTGGTCAAGAATCTCATTCTGAGCAATATTGGTAATTGCCAGCAACTGCGTCCTTGTTAGGGAAGAATTAGCGAGTTTGACCAAGAGGTCTATGAATTGGCTAGTGGTCATGCATCAGCACCGATAGGAGTCGCTACATCGACCTTGGGTTTTGCCACTGCTCTTGCCGGACGGCCCTTTTTCTTGGCCATAGGAGCATCTTCTACCTTAGTAAATATAGCCTCTTCTACCAATTTCTCCACAGGAGTTGGTGGATCAAATTGGTTTACATACTGCATCTGCTGTTCCCACTTTAGCTTGAAGGATGCAGGAATAACCTTGCCACACTCCAGTGTGCGGTCAACAGATGCCTTTTTAAACCACTCCATGTTGTGTGGTGTTACCTCAAGCTCGTATTCTCCGTTTCCTGGCAAACGGAACACATGAGTCATTTCGGTAACAGTTCCAAACCCAACTTCGTGGAGACCTTCTGTGCGTACATCTTTGCTGACCTCAATACCACCTTGAGGATACTGGTTGCAACTAACGCCCCTAGTTGGCCTTTGGTAAACAATCGTAATTTTCATCTCGTTCCCTTTTTTTTGAACCTTTAAAAAAGTGGGTGGCCCCCGAAAGAGCCACCCTTCTACTTTAGAGAGTACCGAACAGAACCATAGCCGAAGACTTGTTGTGAATCGTAGTTGCTCCAGGTGTCACATCATCGAAGTCAGCACGGATCTCACCACAGGTGCGGAAAGCGCCAATTCCCTTGTTCTTGCCGTAATCCTGAATCTCTTCCTCGAAGTGGAGAGGCTCCGCATCAAAGGAGAAGAGAGCACCCTTACCAAGCACAAATCCGACATCACACACATCGCTTGCGCCTGTGAGCGAACGTCCGTCCGTAGATCCAGCCCCCTTATAGGTGATAGTCACCGTAGTTGAGCTAGAAGCAATCGGAGACCGTGGGTCTTCGACCAAGAGCAAGCAGCCGTATTCACGCATTTCATATGCGATTGTGCGATTGCCAGTTCCACGAACGTCTGCCTGAAGCATCGTTCCACCAAAGCTGGTGGTGACCGTTGGGTCCATCAAGAAACGCTTCTGACGGCTAGGAACCGTAAGAATGTAGCGATCCTTTCCACCGATGTTCAGAGGCTCGATTTCCTTAGTGACTGTGATCCAAGCGATCAAGTCGTTCAAGGTCTTCTGCGTAAGGCGATTGGTTGCGCCCCAAGTGATTGCCTCAATAGCAGTTCCCACATTGGTGTTGTAGGTTCCAGCAGTTGCGGAATATGTAGGGTACACGCCACCCGTTCCATCATTCGTATCGCTATCAACGATGAAGATGTTGGGGTGCAGAGAAGGTGTCAGGGAAGCAGGGGCAACTTCGAGATTGCTGCTGTAGCGTTCGCACAGAGCCTCACGAATATGCTTGCCTTCCGTCTCCTTGTGCCATCGGGAAAGCTGTGGCTGAACGATCTTGGCAATATCGTAGAACGACATCTCCCAAGCGTCAATGCCATAGGTCTCCAAGTCAACAGCGTTGGAATAGCTGTTAGCCTGCACGGTCAGGCTCTTCTGAGTCTGCTCTTCCTCGTTGCCCATCTGCGATGTGCGACCAGCTACGCCAGCACCACTCAAAGCCTTCACCATAGTGATCGTGCGCTTGGCTTCACCACGTGTAATGCCAGAAACCTTCACACGAACGGCTTCAGGAATGACTTTCATGGTTTCAGACATAGTTCCAGAAAAATCTGAGAAAATGTCAGCGGTTTGGGAATCTTCACGGAGCTTAGCATCCCAAGCCAGCATCCGGGTATTTGCATCAGTTCTCAACATGGTATATTACCTCGAATAAGCCTCAGTCAATTCCAGCTGCTTTCATTGCTGATCTGTACTCGTCAATCAAGGCTTGGTTCCCACCAAACTTCGAGATATCTGGGTTTGACTTGAAGTAAGAACGAAGCCGTTCTTCAGTCCAACCACCTTGCTGTACGCCAACAACTCCAGAAGTAGAATCTACGACATGAGGACGATTGCCGACCTCTTGCATTTTGTTAGCCAGCGCTTGCTGACTAGCCTGCGTTACGGCACTCACCGTAGATCGCTGCAAGTTGTCAAAGTGTTCGGAATCCCGAAATGCAGCACGAAGTGATGGATAAGATTCCCGCTTTCCATGAACACTAAGGATCACGCTAAGCTTGTCAAAATCTTCCCTTGAGACCCCCATCTGCGCCATTGCTTCAGCAGTTGCATTCCCATTCATGTGAGCTTGCTTAAACAACTCGTTCAACTCTCTGACATTCATGGATGTCTTGAGTGCTGGCACTTCTGCCTGCAAACCTTCAATCTCACGAAAGATGCCATCGAATTGCTGTTGCTGTTTGGCCTGCTCCATTTCAGAGACTCTACTCTGCCTAAGTTCTGAGACCTCACGCTTCAAGCTTTCAATCTGCCGGAGGTAGTTCTCATCATACACATCAACTGCGTCTGAATCTTCTGCCTTCTGCAATTCTTTCTCTTGAATGCCGATCTGAGTCAACCACTCTTTCCGATAAATCGGATCTTCCTTAAGCCTTTTTTCGTGGTTGCGCTGTACTTGAACGAAAGTGTTGAGTTCGTTTGATTTCTCGTAATGACGTTTCTTCAATATTGAAAGTTCGTCTTGCGGTTCTTCAGGCTTTTCAACAACTTCAGCCTTTTGCTCCTCAGCAGGAGTTTCTTCAACCTGTTCTCCACCTTCTTTCTGAAGCGCAGTTTCCTGATCTGCTTCAGATAATGCGGAAAATTCAACCGTTCCAGCATAGAACTGTTCAATGGTTGGGTTCTCTTGGGTTCCTTCTTCGGTTTGGATCTCGATCATCCCATTTATCCTTGATTAGGTAGCTTTTAGCAAAAGCCCTGCGCCGTAACTGGAGCGTCCAGCCGACTACTCTAAAATAACCAATTCTAGTACATCTATCAACATTTTATTCACAATCTATCAACAGATGTAAACAAAATGGCCCCACTTCCGAAGAAGAGAGGCCACCAGGGGAAGAGGAGGGGAAACCCCTGGAGTTATCTTCGACCTAAGTCAGACGGTGCTTGAGACTTGGAGTTGTTCACCGCACTCTCACCACCAGCGATGCCAGCGTTGTTTGGAAGATTGCCCAACCCCTTCATCTTGCTAACATCGACTGCATCTGCCCCACCACTCAAAGCACTCTCAAGAGATCCCAGAAAGCCACCGCCTTCAGCCTGTTGTGGAGGCGGTGCTCCAAGCTGTTGTATTTGCTGGTTTGCAGTGGCGATCTGGAGATCTGCTTGTACGTTCTGAAGCTCTAGGAACTTGTCTGTGGCCTGTTGCATCTGGGAAGTAATATCCTCTGGGAGATCCGCATAGCGAAGCACCTGCGGCTCTATCATGGCTCTCAGCATTGGGTTGCTGATAGTCCCAATCAACTCGATGTACTTGGACAAGAACTCACGCTTCTTCGTAGTTCCCATAGGAGCCTCTGAAATCAGAACATTGTGCCTACTGAGTTCAGCAATATTCTTCTCTACAGATACTTCGCCAAATGCACCAACTCCGAACTTATTGATTGTGGTCAGAGTTCCGGTCTTTTTGTTCTTGAACTGGCGTGTTGGGCCAGAATAGATCTGCTTTGCAGCATAGAAGAACATATCGCCTAACTCTTGATCAACACGCTTCAAAGTGCGGCTCATCATTTCAAGTTGGACAAGAGCCTGCTCACGCTTGGCATCAAACAAAATACCAGACTCGTTTGCACCTTCGCCACGGCCCTGAGAGGCACTAACTACCCCAGACAGCTCCCGAATATGGCGTTCCGCACGATCACTTGCAGCCCACATTTCATTCGGAGGAGCGCCACGATCCATTAGCTGGATCTTGCCGATTCCGCCCTCTGCCAAGTCAAATACCTGGCCACCATTTGACTGTGTGCTCTTAAACTTTTTCTTTTCAGCCTGCTCAGTAAAAGCACCCTCTTCAATCCAGTAGTTAGGATTGCCCTGCATCCCAAGGATATAGGTGGCAACACTCTCACGCTTGTTGAGAACGCTCTGGGCATCGGCAATCAGGTCAATAACTCCCTGACGCTCTCCATAGACATTCTCTGCCGACCAAGTTACAAACGGAAGGCGACCAAGCTGGAGAGGATACATACCCTCTTCAAGTATCAAATCCATCCCAAGAGCAGGGCAAATCGTAATGATCTTACAGATGGTGCGCTCTTCTTTCTTAAGGATCAAAGAAGATCCCTGAATACGCATCATAGCATTAAAGTTGTCATCGCTGAGAGACTGCACGTCAGGTGCGTCAAAATCAGACTCGAACTTACCACTAGATGTGTTGAAAACTCTCTTCACGCTCTGGCGCTCTGTGTAGATAAACTCAATCACCTTGTAGAGAGTATTGATAGTATCGAAATACTCTGGGGTGCGGTCGTAAGCCTTCTCAATGATCTGAGTCTCGTTATCTGCCCACTTATCACGCTCAATTGCGTTGATAATCTGTGCGTTCTTCTTTCGATAGTCACGCTTGATCTGTGCTGCCGTCATCCATGTCATGCTGTAAATTCCACGGCAATCTGCCATGTCGTTTGTCTGCCAATATGGATCAAACACTGTGTAGAACGGATTCTTTGCCTTCAGTCCAACATCGCCAAGCGGATCATGCTTGTAGTCAACAAACATCTGGGCAACGCCCTGAATGATCAGTCCGTCCCGCTTCATCTGGAGCTTGGCAAACTCCCAATCACCACGTTCGTAGTTGTAGTCGAACAACTCCTGTAGAGTGCCTGTCTCGTCTACCTTGTCTGCATCAATTGGGTCGAAGTGAGTCTCAAACGGCTGCTGTTCAAGCTGGCCAAGGGTAGTCTTGACAATCCCTTGGCAGAAGTTGAACGTGTGCAGGGGACGCTGTTGTTCCTTTAGAGCCTCTTTAGCCTCTTTAGGCCACTGAGATCCGTCAACACCGGAGTAATACTGGAAATTCCGCTCCATTCTAGCTCGAAACTTTGAACTCTGTGCGCCAGTAATCCAAGACTCGAACTGACGCTTTACATCTCGAACCTTGGACAAACTATCGTTGTCAAGCTTGAACTCAGCGGTATCTTCCATGATTAGTCCTTAGACTTCTTTCGCTCGTCTGCCCATTTGGTCAGTTTCTCTACAAGCTCATCAAGATCTTTTGCAGAGAAAGTGAGAGGTCCAGAAGATATAGAATAAGTGCCATCATCTAGAGACCGAATAAATACTTCTTTGGAGACTTCACTCTCTTCTCGCTCTGGAACTTCGTGCATGATCGAACGCCGCTTCTTGAACATAAATTCACCTTTCATAACATCTCCGCCTAGGCAAAAATACGAAGGGGAGCTAGGCACTCCCCCTCGATTTATTCATCAGGTATTGGCAAGGATTGGAACGTAGAACTCGGCCCCATTGGCCTTCACGGAAATACGTCCTGCGCCATAAGCCGCCAAAGCCAAGGTAGCCTCGGTTCCAGAGATGAAATTTGACCACGTGCCATAGACGCTATCTGGGGTATAGAGATCCCCGCAAACGCCTTCGCCACCAATCTTAACGTAGAGTTCTACGTTCTTGCCTGAATCTGCTGCTACATCAGATGCCATTTTACTACTCCTTGTGCGCTTCCTGTAGGAAGCTAATGAAATGTTGAGCCGTCATTTGAACGCTTTTGGGAAACCGAGTTTCCTTTTTGCATTTCGGACAGCGCAACACAATTTCAGTAGAGGTCTGCTCTGCTAGAAATCTGCCACAAGTCCGACTCTCGCCCCTTGTTTCTACAACTCCGTCACATATATGACGCATAATAGCCTCTACGAATAGGCGTACAAAAGAAATATACTCTGTTGCAGTAGATCTATCAACATTTTATCAACACTCACATACTCATCCAAGAGAAAAGACCTTCCGAATCTTTGCTATCTCCTGGATGAGACGGCTGCGGTCTTCTGTTGAGCCTTCTCTTAGCTTCTCTCGCCTCTGGTGAATACGGCTGTGGCGGAGAATGAACCTCCCCCCTGAATTGCTGCCTGAGTTCTGCAACCAAGTAGCGGAGTACATCGGGGCCATCATCGTTGATGTCCTCTGGCACTTCTCCCTTTCGCTTGTCGTTCCACTTCCAAGACGATAGCTGCTCGATCAAGTTCACGCACTCTGGCGAGATGGTGATCGTTCCCTTTGTGAACCTCTCTGACAACAACGAAAGCGATCCCGCTTCCCCGGTCAGACCTTTGTACTTGTCCGATTTGTTGAATCGAACCCCCAGTGTCTTGAAGTGTTCTGCTACAGAGCGCACTCCAGTTTGGGCAAAAATTGCAGTATCCGCTACAAGTCTCCAAGGTATCTTACCTGTCCTTCGTATGGTATCGTTCACTTGAGGAGCAATATCCTCAACCGGAGTTTCATACCAGTATTTTTCGGACACAATATACAAATGATCCTTGTAGGGGTCATAAAGAGCAACCAAGAACACCGCAGGATGCCTATATCCATGATCGTAGCCACAAATTAGCTTCAGTTTGTAGTTTGGTGTGAAGTAATTGACGTGTTTGCCACCTGACTTCGGGTCGAAGTTAGGAAGAACAAGCCCTTCTTTAACGGCAAAGAAATCCTCAATGGTTTCGGGGAACTTCAGCCGAAACTCCGTCTCGTCTGTCATTGTCTCTAGCGTTTCTTTCTTCCACTGCTGTGTTCTGGTTGGATCAGCAGACCAAGGCAGGAAGAAATACTTGTAACGAGACATTTTGCCAGCAACAACCTTCCGCATCATCTCGTTGTAGTATGAACCTGGCTCAGAAGTACCAACTCCCATCATCCAACCCCTATCTCCTGCCTTTTCAATCGTTGGAAGTGCGTTATTGAGCATTTCTTCAAAGGAGGCATTGGGTTGCTTGTCAATAAGGCCACATTCGTCAAAAGCAAGGAAGTTGCCAGTTCTAGATGCGGCAGATCCGCTAGATGCTGGCAGAGAAGACACAATAGATCCGTTTTCAAGCTCGATTGAGTCTTTTGTAGACTTCTTGATTGCGGGCCAGTCAAGTCCTTCGATGACTGGGAGGTTCTGTAGTTTCGGCAATACACGCTTTTTAAGAAAATACTGGGCATCTGGGTCAGTCTTAGATATAACTACGCCCTCGCACTGGGGGAATCTAAGCAAATCCCTTACGATTCGCTCTGCCATGACCTCAGACATTCCAAGCTGTCTTGCCTTTGGAACTAGGGCATATGGGTTTTTCTCTAGCCAATCGCAGTATGCGGCCTGCATTGGCCACAATTTTAGTGGTTTAACCTCAAAATGCTCTTGGTCCCAATAAGACCCAAAGTGGTTGATATACTCTGCTAGAGTAATCTTTGATAGGAATGACCTAAGATCCATCAGATTCTTCGTCTGTAATGTCTCTTCCTATGAGTTTGCTAAACTGGTCTGCAAGAGCATTGCTGATTCCACCAGCGGCAGACTTCTTTGTTTCCATCTCTACGCCCTTTTGCTTCAAGATGTATGGCAAGAATTTTACCGCAAGTGTCTTTGCCTCACGCCTCAATTCGGCATTGTCGCTGTGGTAGTTCTCAAGTATATCCTGCGTCAGAAGCCAAGTAATAGGTGCAGAAGCATTCGTCATTATTGCTTTTGCGTCCTTCTTGTCAATCTCACACAATCTCTTGGACACGTCTGGGTTCGTAAGATTACGTCCCATATAGACTTTTACTGGTAGATCCTCTTCCATTGTCTAATAATACACTTTTATCAACAGTCTATCAACATCTTATACACGTAAATGTCTCTAAGGTGATGTTTCTGTTGCATCTATCAACACCATAAACTACATTTAGTATTAGGAGGGCGAATGATAGTTATGAGTAGCGTAGAGGGCGCAAATTCAACGGAGGCCAAAAATGATTGGCTCAACGAAGATAGCAATCTGCCCTGGATGTCTGAATGATCGGCAATACCGAATCTCAATCAGCAAATCCAGCTGTCGATGTGGTATCTGCAATGCTAAGTGGAGCATTGCCAATTACCGACCCTAAAAAAAGAGTCAGAGTAGTAATTCCCTGCTACAATCAGGCTGAATATCTGTCTGAGGCCGTGGAATCTGTCTTATCGCAGACACATACCAACATTCAAGTCATCATCATAGACGATGGGTCTACCGACAACACAACAGATATTGCCATCGGCTTTTGCAACGAGGATAACCGCATTGCCGCATATTCTTGCCACAACAGAGGATTAGTTGAGGCTCGAAACTTCGGAGCAAACCTAGATGGTAACTACGAATACTTGCTGTTCCTAGACTCAGACGATACTATCGCACCAGGATACCTAACAGCTGCTGTGGAAACTCTTTCAGTAACATTGGCTGATATTGCATATCCAACTGCGTATATGTTCGGGGATGTATGCAGACAATGGGATACGGGGCCAATGACCATTGACGCTCTAAAGGAGAAGTCAAACGTACCATACTGCTCTCTGATGAAACGGTCATTATTTAGTAGGATTGGCGGGTTCTCAACATCTATGAACGAGGGGTACGAAGACTGGGAGTTCTGGCTTAGAGCAGCTAGGCTAGGAGCAAAGTCTGTAAGAATAGAGGGCGGACCGCTGTTCAACTACCGTATTAGAAGCGAATCAATGCTGTCTAAGGCCAGAGAGAAGCATGATGAGCTAAAGAAACGGCTGCTCCGGCTTAATGGATTCGAGGAAACTAGCTACAAGTCGGAAATAGAACGCTTAAAGCTTATGAGCCTAGACCTTGCATCGTTTAAGCGCAAGAAGGTAAACATCCTCATGCCAAGCACACTTCAGTGCGGAGCAACAGATGCGTTGATTAGCCTTACGGATCTCCTGAACTCATGCGATGAATACGACTGTTGCCTATACGGGCCACACGCATACCCCAAGGGAAAGTGTAACTATGGGCATCATTCCACGCTAGAGTTCAGCGAGGATGCCTTTCTGATTGTTGGAAGAACAGAGTTCGCCAACATACCACCGGCACGCAAGATCATAATCACCAGTCATGAAAAAGAATACTGGGATCTATCGAAGAAAGACATCCCTTGGGCAGACGAAGTCCATTTCCTGAACGAATCTCACAGGCGGTGGCACGGAATCAGCACCAAGTCGTTTATTTGCCCTAACGCAGCTCCAAAGATCACGATAGATCCACAAAACGACACTCAGGGAGTGGCTGGTGTGGTGGGTAGGGTCGAACCTCACAAGAGAACACACCTTTCAATTGGTGCAGCTTTGGCAGATGGATTCTCTAAGGTTCTCATTTTCGGCACAATCGAGGACCAGACCTACTTCATAAAGAAGGTGTTACCGCTAATAGAGAAGTATCCAGAGGTAAGCCTAGTTGGATATACGGAAAAAGAAGAGATTTATAGCCGTGTTGGCGCAATTTACAGCGCATCCAAATCTGAGTGTGCATCTCTTGTTGAGGCAGAATGTGCTGTTACAGGGGTAAATTACGTTGCTCTTCACCATACCGACGGACCAGACATAAGAACAGACGAAGAAATCCTTAGCATATGGAAGCAGCATCTTGCATAAACCAACAGAGGAAGAGGCTATTCTATCGGCCCAACACGCAATCACGACCTCAAAGGCATTCTTCGTGGTGGCAATCACCCAAGACGGATACATTGCAGCCGTGACTAGCGCAACCACCTATTCAGACGCATTTGCAATGAACGCATAAGCAAAGATGACTAGCGAGGACTTTCTGCTCAAGATGATCGAAACTCAGTACGGGGAACAAGACGATGGCTGACTATCCAAGTGACTGGGGTTACACTGGGACTCTGCGTCTAGATTACGAAAAGCCAAAGGAATCCAGACCGAGAAAGTACATGGAAAACATGATCTGCAAGGGGAACGCCTTCTATTGGGCAATATCCATTCGCCAAAAGGGCATGAATGATAATCCGCGCTGTCCAGATTCTGTTAAACGCAACACAGGACGACAATAGCGAGCTGTGTGAAGACCTATGATTAGACCAAGGGGTCGATTCAATCAAGGCTATAGGAATCTACAGACTTCTATGAGACTAAGTCTCAAAGAATCTTAACATATTTTAACAAAATCTGATAACAACCTGTAAACAATCTATCAGCAGATTGTGTATATTTACAATACTACTGACTCCCGCAGACCATCGGGGGGGGGCTGTGGAACGGAATGCGCCCAATAGGCAGGCATCTTTTGGTCCTCAAAGCCTAGCAAGTCTAGGAATCGACCAAGAGAGGGGCAAACCCAACCACGGCACGAATTGCATCCAGACACGACTAAGCATCCCTGGCAACAAGCAATTCGGGGCACAAGACGCATACCTGACGACCGACAGGTGGGGTATTAGCAACCTCAAATTACCCTCACTCTATCGCTGAGTGGGGGGGGTTTGGGGGGGGCTACATCTACAACCACTTCTGACCTCTAGGAAGGGGCTTCAATAAGAGAGTCAGTAGACAATCTAACACAACTACGCATAGATCAATAGATGATCTTGTCTGATACCTTTTACAAGACACAATATAGGGAGATGTGAGTAGATGCACATGCACACAAATAAGGCTCCCCTTCGAGGGACTAGGGGGGTCGATAGCCTCCTCTGTCCATAGCATAGTGCTGGCTACTTGTTTACATATTATCAGTTATACGAAATTCAGTAGAAAACAGGGTCTTGGCATGGTATATGTATGTTGCATCTGGGGGCATAGGGGGGGGGCATAGAGG